GGCTACGCCAGCGGCGGCTCTGTGACTCGCGGTGACGGTTGCGTTTCCAGGGCCATACCAAAGGCATGATGCGATGATGGCATCGCGTGGCATGGGAGCCATCCGCAAGGGTGTGGTGAAGAAGCGCCGTGACAACACGGACTTTACTGAGTACGCCGAGGGCGGACGGGTAAACGAGGCGGGCAACTACACCAAGCCTGGGATGCGGAAGAGCCTTTTTGAGTCCATCAAGGGGCAGGCTACCCAAGGCACCGCTGCAGGCCAGTGGAGCGCCCGCAAGGCACAGCTTCTTGCCAAGCAGTACAAGGCCAAGGGTGGTGGGTATCGTGACTGAGCAAACCAAACAGCATAGTCCGACTTGTTTTGTACATGACCACGGACCGTGTGATTGCGGCGTTGAAGCGTACATGACCGACGAACAAATTGACGATGAGTTGTTTGAGAAAGAAATGGCAAGGGAATGAAGGCCCCGCAGCAGAGTCTGAAGGACTGGACCGCGCAGAAGTGGACGACCAAAAGTGGCAAACCTTCTAGCAAGACCGGCGAACGCTACCTCCCCAAGGCAGCTATCGAGTCTCTTACACCTTCAGAATACGCTGCCACAACTAAGGCCAAACGCGCAGGAAAAGCCGCAGGCAAACAGTTTGTCAAACAGCCTCCCAAGGTCGCTGCAAAGACCGCTAAATTTAGGTAAGCCATGACCACATCCGGCACCGCTACGTTTAATCTCGACCTCAATGAGATCGTTGAAGAAGCATTCGAAAGGTGTGGTGCTGAGTTGCGCACGGGCTACGATCTCCGTACTGCAAGGCGTAGCCTAAATCTTCTCTTTGCAGCGTGGGCAAACCAGGGCATAAACATGTGGACCATTGAGCAGGGTACACAAGTCCTGACCGCTGGCACCAATACCTACACGCTGCCCGCCGATACTGTGGATCTGATTGAGCATGTGATTCGCACGGGCGCGGGTAACGTCTCCACGCAGACGGACTTGACAATCACGCGCATCTCAGTCTCCACCTACTCGTCTATCCCCAACAAGCTCCAGTCTGCAAGGCCGATTCAGATCTGGATCAACCGCCAAGGCCCTGCTCCGCAGTTCACGGTGTGGCCCACGCCTGACAATTCGCAGACGTACACGCTTGTCTACTGGCGGCTTCGCAGGATTCAAGACGCTGGTGCGGGCGGCACGTACACACAAGACATCCCGTTCCGTTTCCTCAATGCGTTGGTGTCAGGACTGGCCTACTACCTGTCCATGAAGATCCCCGGTGCGATAGAGCGTATGCAGGTGTTGAAGGCGCAATACGATCAGGATTGGGATCTTGCCAGTTCCGAGGACCGCGAGAAGGCCGCTGTCCGGTTCGTACCTCGTCAACAATTCATCTCATGAGCAATCGCTTTGCAAACGGCGCAAAGGCATTTGGTTTCTGCGATGTCTGTGGGTTTCGTTTCGACCTCAAAAAGCTCAAGAATCTCGTAGTCAAAACCAAGCAAACGCAGATCAAAGCGTGTCCTCAATGTTGGACCCCAGATCATCCTCAGTTGCAACTCGGGATGTACCCAGTCAGTGACCCCCAGGCCATCCGCGATCCCCGCCCAGATACGAACACTTGGTACGCCTCGGGACAAACTGCCATCGGGACTATCGGCGAGGGTAGCCGGGTGATTGAGTGGGGCTGGGCTCCGATAGGTGGGTCCAGTGGTTTTGATGCGCCCCTGACGCCAAACAGTTTGGTCGGGCAGGGATATGTTGGTACAGTTACCGTGTCCGTTTCCTAAGGAGTGATGATGAAAGATGTTCACAAGCACGAACGTGCGATGCACCCGGGCAAGCCGATGACCAAGCTCGCCAAGGGCGGGAAAGCCTTCAAGAAGGGCGGTCCCACCACTGAGGACCGCATGCGTCTGGGCAAGAATCTGTCCCGCGCCATGAACCAGAAGTCGGGGTGAACCATGATGAAAGCCAAGAAGCTGGCCCCCGCTAAGTCGGGGCTACCGCAAGAGATCGAAACCCTCAAGGACGAGATCTGCATGGTTGTGGGGAACATTGCTATGGGCAAGCCGCCCGCTGTCAAGACCTCCGGGATCAAGATCCGTGGGACCGGCGCTGCCACCAAGGGCACGATGGCTAGAGGGCCGATGGCGTGAACTACTCCGAGTTGCAGACTGCTGTTGAGGATTACACCGAGAACACTTTCTCGGCGGCTGACTTCGCCACGATGACGGAGTTGGCAGAGCAGCGCATCTACAACTCGGTGCAGCTTCCTAACCTTCGCAAAAACACCACGCTGACGCTGACCATCGGTAACCCGCTACTTGTAGTGCCGACGGACTTTTTGTCCTCGTTTTCCTTTGGTGTGAGCGTTGCGGGTGTGTTCAGTTACTTGCTGAACAAGGATGTCAATTTCATCCGGGAGTCGTTCCCGAGTGTGGCTGTCACTGGGACGCCGCAGTATTACGCCCTGTACGGCACGCAGACGGGTACGCCAAAGGTTCAATCGTTCTTGCTTGGCCCCACGCCCAGCGCTGCTTTGAGCGCGGAGTTGGCGTATTTCTACTACCCGGAAAGTATCGTCACGGCAACGACCACATGGCTGGGTGATAATTTTGACAGCGTGTTGTTTAACGCGGTCATGGTTGAAGCGGCGCGGTTCATGAAGCAAGAGCCTGACATCATTGCTGAGACGGACAAGCAGTACGTTCAATCGCTGACTCTGCTGAAGAACCTGGGCGAAGGCAAAGACCGACAAGACGCATACCGTACTGGGCAGGTCAGAACGAAGGTGGTCTAAATGGCTCTGGTACAAACGCTATGCTCTTCGTTCAAACAGGAGTCATGGCTGGCTATCCATGATCTGGATACCGATGTCCTGAAGATGGCGCTCTATACGAGCGCCGCTTCTCTTGGTGCAGACACCACGGTTTACACCACAACGGAAGAAGTTGTAGGCACAGGCTACAGCGCTGGGGGCGAGATCCTGACCAATGTCCAAGTGCTCCTTTCTGGCACCACGGCGTATGTGACGTTCGACAACCCTGCTTGGCCGGGGTCTAGTTTTGTTACCCGTGGGGGTTTGATCTACAACTCCACCAAGGCAGACCGTGCAATTGCGGTGCTGGATTTTGGTTCAGACAAAACTGCTGGGCCAAATTTCACGGTGCAGCTTCCGGCTGCTTCTGCCACCACGGCGCTGATCCGATTCGCTTGAGGTAAGACATGCCATCAACCTATACCAGCAGCCTCAGGCTTGTTCTTCCGGCCACGGGGGAACTGAGCAATACCTGGGGTACGGTGTTCAACGCCGGGGCGACGAGCCTGATTGATTCCTCAATTGCTGGTACGTCCAGCATCACGATGACGGCGGCGAACTACACGCTGACTTCAAGCAACGGCGCATCAGATGAAGCGCGGGCCATGTTTCTCGTGCTTGGGGGAACTCCAGGCGGTTCGTACAACGTCATCGTCCCTGCGGTCAGCAAGCTGTACTTCGTGACCAACAGCACGGGCGCAGCACAGACGGTGAAGACCTCGGCTGGTTCTGGCATTTCTGTCCCAAACGGCGCTCGGATTGCGCTACGGTGCGACGGTACAGATGTGCTGGAGGCGCTAAATTACGTTGGTTCCTTGACGCTTGGTACAGCGTTGGGCGTGGCTTCAGGCGGCACCGGAGCCGCTACGTTCACGGCAAATAACGTCCTGCTAGGCAACGGCACCTCGGCGTTCCAAGTGGTGGCTCCGGGCACGGCGGGCAACATCCTGACCAGCAACGGTACAACGTGGCAGTCTACTGCGCCAGCAGCAGGGGGCGTCACCACGATCAGCTTTGGCTCAACCGGACTGACACCAAGCACGGCTACAAGTGGTGCAGTGAGCGTTGCGGGGACGCTGGCAATTGCCAACGGCGGCACGGGGGCAACGACTCTCGCGGGCGCAAACATTCCGGTCACAAACGTAGCCAACACCTTCACCGCCACCCAGACCTTCAGCGGCTCCACCAGCGTTCTTGCTTCAGCGTTGACCAACGCAGCCGAAGTCGCCACCATCAGCGCCACAGCGGCCACGGGCACGATCAACTACGACATCACCACGCAGTCGGTGCTGTACTACACCTCCAACGCCTCGGCCAACTGGACGGTGAACTTCCGCGCCAGCAGCGGCACCAGCCTGAACACGGCGATGAGCACGGGGCAGAGCGTGACGGTGGCGTTCCTTGTGACTCAGGGTGCTACGGCGTACTACAACAACGTGGTGCAGGTGGATGGGTCTTCGGTAACGCCCAAGTACCAAGGCGGCACTGCATGGGCGGCAGGTAATGCCTCCAGCATCGACGCCTACGTCTACACCATCGTGAAGACCGG